CCTCGGCTGCAAAGACCGTGAACTGGTCATTGTAGTCCTGCAGAGGAGCGGTCAAGCCGTAAAGAAAGGCCAGCCATTTCGGTTGCCGCAACAATTCAGGGACCAGTTGGCGGATGCGTTCCTCTGTGTCCTGCTCGTAAATCATGAGGGACTGAAGTTGAGGGTTGCAGAAAGCGGCTGGTTGGGATCGATGATCACATACCCGGCCAGTGGCCTGTAAAGACGTCCCACACTGAAGGCACCGGCGCCATCGTTGGCCGTCAGTTGAAGGAGTTCCACATCCACTACCGGCGCAACCTCCTGAATGGCATCGATGAGCCGGATTCTCTGAATGGTTCCGTCAAAGGGCAGATTGTCGAGAAAACCTGTTATAGCTTCTTCCACCTGCAAGGCGACATCCGCTTCGGTGGCCAGTGCTTCATAGTGGATCGTGGCCTGAACAACAAGAGTTCCGGGATTCAGGGAGATAATGCTCGTCCGGGTTCCGGCAAACCGGATCCTTTCGTAGTATCCCCGCAGGCTTTGCTCTTCGGGGGCACTGAGAGGACCGAGCTGGCCGCCGGTATCCTTGGCTGCCTTGATGACGATGGTACCGATCCCATCTTCGGATGCTGATGCAACTGCAACAAGTCGGTCAGCCGGACTATCTGCAGGATATCCCGGCCGGCCGTCGATCAGCTCGAGCAAGTGGCCGTTTTGCCATTTGAAGGCTTGATCCCTGTACCAGGATAACGTCCCCGGTACTGAATCATCACGGATCCGCTCGACCTCTGCCTTGAGGTTAGCCCAGTAGACTTCCTGGTCATGCATCAGGTCAGCCATTACGCTGATGATCCACAGCCACCGGGCCACCGGGCTGAAGCTGAGACCTCCGAGCAGGGCCTGCTGTTGAATTGAAGCCAGTGCCAGATCAAATATTTGTTGACGGGTCCGTTCCATTGCTGTTGAGTTTTAATTCACCAGTTGCATCAATTGTAGGGCGGTAGGGTAATTGGTGGAGCTCCATCTGCAGGCGGAGCTCGGCCTCGAGGGCGGTCCGTTCTGCGAGGGAAAACCTGCTGTTAAGAAAATCTCCCAGGGCAGTTCCACTGAAGGGGCTCATCGGGAAATCCCCCGGCCGTGACATCAGGATTACCCGGATGTCATCTTCAAGGGATTCACCCATCGCGAAGTCGCCATTCTCAATGACCACATCAAAATCGTCGTCGAGGAGAAAATCCATTGCCATACTCAGGAGATTGAGGTGGTTTGGGAAAGGTTGCCGGCGAGCTGCTGATCAATTAGAAGCAACTGGCCCCGGATGGCTGGCAGGACAGCCAGCAAAGCTGTCGGCGGTGTAGCCAGGGCAGCGGTTGCCGGGTTGGCATTGGCCGCGGTAACCATCGCGGTGGCGAAGGTTGAAAGTTCCCCGACGAGGGTGTCCAACTGACCGATCAGGTCGGAGAGGTTGGCATTGAGACTGTCGCCGAGGACGGCTGGCTCGCCGCCTTTGTCGCCCAGTTCCACCTGACCTTTTACCAGAACTGCAGGAGCCTCGACCCTCACCTCATCAAGCTCGCCGGCCAGGGTAACAAAGCCTGCGGAATCCTCATTGTTGACGCTGTCCACCAGGACAGTCGATCCAACAGTCGGTACGGGGAGGATCCCCGGGGAATTGGTAGCTCCGAGACGGACCGCAGCAAGAGGAGCTACTCCAGGAGCCAGCGGTCGGACATCGCAGGTACTCCCCTCCGGATCGACACTGGTCACCTCGGCGGGCCAAACTCCCGGCGGAATTTCCTGCTGGATTAGATCTATGATGAGATCCCTCACTTGGCTTTCCTCCCCAAGGTTATCCGCCGGCGGAATCCTCCGGTACCAAAGGTGACCTGGGTAGCATCGACCAGATACGCGCCCTGCCGGTCGGGCCGAAGGGAGTCAATGAGCTCGACGGTCTGGCCGTGGTCCAGGACGGGTTCGCCGAAAACGGTCAGGCTACCAGAGTAGCCGTCATAGTTCCAGCGCTGGAGCTCTTCCTCGGCCACCGTCCTCAACTCGCCAGCCGGAACATTATAATAGGACAGGCTTCTGACTTCGCCGTCAGGCTCACCGATCTCTACCGTCTCGGTAGTATTGTCGGGGTAGTACGAAGTTGCCCGGACCTTGAGTTTGCGGCTACCGGCCATTTCATAGCGGAGCTGGTCACCGGCAACGTCCCGTTGAAAGTTGATCCGGACCGAATCGGATCCGTCCAGATCATAGGGGAACCCGACCACGAGCTTACCCTCCCGGAAGTAGCTCTGCAGACCGTAGGTCTTACGGAAGTTTTCCAGCACCTTGGAGAGTGCAACCGAACTGATCCGGACATCTCCGAGGTTGATATCCACTGCCCGGAACTCAATACCGGCTGGAAGAACCTCCGAGAGAAAGGCCTGCAGGTTCACTGCCTTCCAATGCCCGACCACGTTGACCTCTTTGAGGAGGTACATTTCGTCTTCGCACTCGATCCGGACCGGATCCGAAGGACGTACCGCCCGGACATAGCCGGCGAATTCCGTGCGGAGCTTGCCGTCATAACCAAGCATAACCGATACCGGAGTTCCCGGCTGGAAGAGGGTGCGCAGATCAGTCTCCCTTTCTCCGGAGTTTCGCGGCCGGGTGATGGTCGCGGTATCGGTGAGCTTTTTCCAACCCGATTCGATCCGAACCTCCTCAACTTGAGAAAAGGTGAGGGTTCCTATTTTGATCTGGCAGTTGAGGATTCTCATAGCTGGTAAATGGAATAGATGGTGTATGGTCCGGTGCCTATGGCCCGCAGGGTAACGATCCCCGGAGTGGAGAGCGGGATGAATGAAGAGGACTGCCATTCACGCAGGGGGCCGGAGAGGTTTCCCCATTCACAAACAGGACCGCCCTGTGTTGAAAGTTCAATGTCCAGCGTGCCGGCATCTACCTCGGCGATGATGTAGATATGATCTGGAATATTTTCGGTCGGCGGCGTGTAGAAGAAGGCAGCTGAGGTCTCCCACTGACCATTGCCCTGGCCTTGAAAATTGATGACCAGCTGCCACTGCGAGGACATTTCACCGGTATGGGACACTGAATCTATCAGGCTGGCAAATGAGGAGCCCGAGGGGCGGGCTCCGGTTTTGAATTCTTCTTTAAGCTGGGCTCTGTTCATAGCTATTGAATCTTGTCGAGTCCGATAACGAAAACTCCGATTAATCGAGGCTTGGGTGCAGTTGCAACATTTCGGTCATTCTTCACAAACCACCTCGTGACCGGCCGAAGTTCCGGAACCGGTTCTCCAACCTCGAGCATCATCCCTGGCCGGGGAATTTCGCGTACCGAAGCGAGGTTGTTTAGCTGCGCGATCCGGTGGGCAAGGCTGTGGTCGCCCAGGTATTGCAGGGCAATGTCACGCAGGGATTGACCAGTCTCGACCTGGATGATCACTGTCCCGCCTCCAGTTGTTCGGGCAAGTCGCCCAGTGCCCGGATCTGAAACTTGTAAACGTTTGGGCTTCCCATGATTTCTTCGGATTGAAAGTCCTGGATGACCAGAGCTGTAATGCCCAGGGCATTCAGGTACCGGCACTGGACGGTGAGTTGGGGACGAAACGAAAAAAGGTCATCGAGTTGCCGGAGCTCCTCGTGGGGAGGATCGAGAGAGTCAAGGTTGATGATGAGTCCGGTAAAGGTGATGACCGGATCATCCTGGGAGATGTATTCCTTGACGGTGTGATCCCTGCCCTGGACCGAAGTCCGGACGATATTCTTGCCCTTCCTGACCTTGACCATCGTCGTTGGGGACATGGTATATCCTTCGAAACGACGACCGTCAGGATCGTTGGCCGGGGCAAAACGTATCTGGCTGACAACCGGCGTTCCCATGGGCGATGCAGGGTAAGCCTCCCGGTATCCGGAAACGGCCAGCTCCAGCTCACCCGTCGGCTGGACCCGTCGTGGCTGGGCCAGAAGGATGGGGCGGACCCCGAAGGCCCGCTCCAATAGTTCTGGTATGCTGATCGTTTGACTCATTGAGGCTTGAGTGAAAAAAGAATCAGGCGGCCCGCTTGAGCGCCCGGAATTCTTTTACATCCTTGATGAGACCGGCGTGCAGGAGGGTGATTTGGTGAACCTTCTTGGCCATGGCCTTTACAAGGGCTGCCTTTTGGGATTCGCCATCCTTGACCTCCATCCGCAAGCGGAACCGTTGGTCCAGGTATTGGATCTCGTCATCGTCGAGGTCGGCCAGCTCCCGGACGAATTCGTCGAAATGCCGGATTTGACGGACCGCATTCACGACCGAATTGAAGCCGATGGGAACAGCCTCAAGGCGGGTGATGTCTTCGCCTCCCGGGGAATCCTCCTCCATGGCTCCGGCGATCTGGTCGGCGCTATCAAAGATCCAATCCTGGATCCGCTCGACGGCGCTGGTGTCTTCGGTGGGTTGTGATGTCTTTTTGGACATAGAAATCGATGGTTAAAGGGTTTGTGGTTGAGAGTGCAGAAAAAACTGTCAGATTTCGACGGGGCCATCCGAACCGTAGCGCCTGGCCTCCATCTTTAGAACCCATTTCAATTGCTGCCACTTTGTGGCCAGGACCTTGGGCGGGAGGTCTTCGGGAAACGGAATGCCCATGTGGAAACTGAGCATGGCGCAGATTTTCATGTAGCGGTCCTCCCCGGCTTTTTCATCGACTGGGGGGACCTTTTCTAAAAAGTGTCAATTGTGGGTAGCGGGGTCATTTGATTGACCCATTGAAAAGCGCCTACGCACAAGGAACTGTGGCCGAAGGCATTCTCCTTCAATTGAGGACTTACTTCCAGCAGGCAGTTTTCGACGAAAACCTGACCGGCTTTAACCGGATCGTCGCGGCGGTAACGAAAGGCCAGGGAAATTTCCCTGAAGTTGGGTCGCCGGATATAGGCGTGGCACTCCAGTGTTTCCCCATTTTGAACAAGGGGGATTTGGAGGTATCCAACATCGCCGAACTCCTTTTTCCAATTTTTGACTTTTTGCTCTCCAGCCGGACCATAGTCGACCTGATCTTCAAAGGGGGGCGGGGTTTGGGGGGATGTTTTTTTTGTGGGCATGATATTTAAGTGATTTGGATCCCACCGATGGCGAGATCAAGTTTGACTTCCATTTTGGAATCCCCGGATTTCAGACTGCGGGGGTCTTTAGTGATCAGGCATTTCTGAAGAACTACCGTTTCGATTAAAATGCCGTCAAAAGAGCTGGTGATGACAATGTCGATGGGGCGCAATTCGGTGAGGCTACTTACTGCACTACCCTTTTGGATTTTGCGGACCTCAGAATGCAGGAGTGTAATACTGCCTGAGTGCGAAGGGCCGCCCCTGCTCCAGCTGACGTTCCTGTCACCGGCACCCTTATGGAATTCACCCGGCCGTTCGGTTTCATAGGTGACCTCGGTGACACCGAATAGAGGGGAGCTGGCCCCGGCGATAACAAAGCTGAGGTCAGCAAAGGCGACCTCCTGTCCGTTTACAGTTGTTTTTTGAGCGCTCATTGGTTGGGGTTTTGAAGTCCAATGGTGACGGAGATCGTTTCAGCGATTCCAAAGGGAACGATGGCAATTTTAACCTTGAGCTCCCCTGTGGAGAGAATTGGTTGGTCAGGATCGATGTAGCAGTCTGGGTCATCAGAGATATCACCGTCTACCACCATTTCACTGAGCTCGCCCTTGACGAGCTCCTCCCAGGACTTGACGACCTCGGGGGCGACTTTCCCGTCAGGAGTCACAGCGATCCGGCTGTTGAGCTCCCGAATTAGGACCGAGTAGGAAAGCCGAACCGCTTTACCTATCGTCCGGTTATTACGGATGGTGGCGGTATCATCTGAAACGGACGTACAGGTGGCATCCCGGGTGATGAATACTCCGGGAGCTGCGCCCGGACGGTCATTCAGATACCGGCAGGTGATGTACCCTTTGTCATCGAGGTTCTTCAGCTCTGTCTCGGTGAATTCATCCAGACCATCATCGCTGCTCAGGCCGGGGTTGAGCATGGTACCGGTGGCGGCGTCATCGATCCGGAAGCTCTTCACCTCGTGGATCCCCTGACTTACATCTGCCCGGGCAATCAACCCCAACACCAAACCCACCTCGGCGTAGCCGGAGTAGGTGGCATCGCCTTTCTGTACGTCGATGTCCTGCAGGAGAACCACCGAAACATAGCCGGCCTCTTCGGCCCGCAGATCTGCAACCGTGGTGGTGGTTCCGGAGAAGGCCCGCCCTTCGAGCAGGACGTGGATGGGCCAGTGTTTGGTCCATGCTTCCTCGGCGGTAGCCTGGGCCTTGGCCACAGCGTCCTTGACATCTGCCTGCAGGCCTGTGGTGGCATCGGTGGCAGTTTGGTTGTGGATCACCACTCCGACCTGACGGATTTCGCCGAGGGCTTTTCCGATCATGTCGCTGAGGTGTGTGCTTGTCTTGTCGCAAATGGTGTCCATAGCGACTGAGTCGCTGACCAGCCGGACGTAGAGTTTGGATCCGGGAGCTTGCTGGAAAAATCTGTTGATATGGTGCCAGACCAGGGCGGTCTTAGAGCTGTCCTCTGCTTTTGTGATCCCGGCGGACTCGGCATCGGCGAGCTGGGTAAAGATCATGTCCTCATCAAAGGTGACCCCACCGTAGCCGGCGGGTGCCTGCATGATGAGGCCGGAAACATGATCCGATCCGGGTGCCCGGCGGCCGAGGCCACCGCCGGTGCGGGTAATATTGAGAATTGGTAAGCTCATGGGAGAGGATTTTTGCCGCCAGCCTTACGGGGCTGGCGGCAGGTTAGCATGGCGTAACAAAATGGTTATTGGCTGATGGCCGTGAGGAAAAGCTCGCGGTCGGTGAGGATTTGCTTTTGGGCTTCGAGGAGTGCCTGGGCATCATCGAGACGGTCTTTGAGCGGTATGATCCGGACGGCGAGTTCCTGAATCTTTTCCTTGAGTTCGCCCTTCTGAACTTTCGCCTCAGCAGAGTTGCCTTTGATAGCCTTCAGCTCGGCTTCCAGTTCGGCTTTCTCAGCTTGAGGGGCTTTCAGGAGCTCTTTGGCCTGATCGACTTTGCCCTGGGCACTTTCGACTGCCTTCTTGGCCGCTTCCACCTTCTCACCCAACCCCTCCCGGAGTTTGGCAATTTGAGGATCCGGTTGGGGAACGAACTCCTCTTCAGGTTCCGGGCTTTCGACCGGAGCTTTTTCGGCCAGCTCAGGATCCTCGATATTGCCCATCGCCTGACCGGAGACTGTCTCAGAGGGATTGCGATCCTCCCAAGTGCTCTTTTTGATGTTACCATCACGGTTGACCACGTAGAGTGACATCGAGCGGTCCCCAAGGGCGTCCCGGACGTAAACTTCTGCGTCGGCCAGTTTCCTGACCGGCCAGCAGTGGCCGTCCTTACTGAAGAGGAATTCCCGGCTGGTGGGGAAGTCCTTCAGAAGTCCCTCCAGCCTTTTCTTGATTTTTTGCTTAACTGACATAGAGGTTTTGATTAGGCCGCACCGCTACGGAAGCAACCGGTGCCGATGGCATCTTTACGGGTGGGGAAGGTTTGATAACGCATGTTGGCATTGGCCATTACGCCGGAAAATTGAACCGCATTGGGATCGAATTTCAGCTTAATCGGTGTTTTGCCGCGCCCCATGCAGGACTTGTGCCAGAAGAAGCTCGCCGCACTTTCTCCCGCAGTGGGAATCGCTCCTTGGGGGAGCTTTGCGGCGGAGGTCATATTGTAGTGAACATGATCCTGGTCAACCCAGACATTCCAGCCGTAAATGGGGACCGGCCCCTTGGTGGGATCTGCCTTGTGGTCCATCAGTTGGTTGAACCGGCCTTCGTCTTCCAGACGGATGTCATCACAGTGCTGGGTGGAAAGCACCAGACAACGGTCCCCGGAGGGGATCTCCATATTGGTCAGGAGCAAATCCCCCCGGCTGAGGTCTTGCAGGGTCAGGCGCTTGCGGCCGTTGCCATCATCAGCTCCGGTGGCGTCAAGAATTGGAGCCGGGGCCGTGTTGCCGGCGGGAGCAACCATGTAGGCAGCCCGTTCAATCGTCCTGCGAACCAATGCCGTGCGGTGCTTGCCCATATCGGACTCCATGGCGTTGTAGGAAAGCTCCGACACTTCCGGATCTACCAGGAAGCTCGGCTGGGTCTCATACTTGTCCATCGTGATGACCACCTCGCCGTCGGGCAGACGGACGACAGCCAGAGGGTAGACATTGTTGTTGACATAAACAACCGGTTCGGCTCCCTGGTAGGGGATGTGTAACTTGTTGTTATTGATATAGATATCGTAGTTGGTCATCATGTTCAACCAGGGAGCATCCCGGAAGAAGTTCTTGTTGATGACCGATACCCATGCTTCGGTAACCATTATTTGGGCTCCTTTCTATTTTTGACTTTGGAAACGACTTTTTTGACGATGGTGGTGGCAGCAGCTCCGGCTCCGGCCAGCAGGAAGGCCGAGAGGATCTGCTCCGGGGAGGCGACCTGGGTCCAATCAATGACATTGGCCAGCACTCCGATGGTTGCGGCTCCGCCTCCGGCGGCAGCCGCCGAGGGATCATCCATTTTGAGTTTCAGAGCCAATGGCTGCGATAATTTGGTTGTACTTGACCGGATCACTTTCCTTCAAAGCCTGAAAGCCCTGGGGATCGTTCTTCATCCAGCCGTGAAAATCCCAGTTGTCCTTTTCCGATCCGCCGCCAGCGGCGACAATCTTCTTGGTGAGGTCAGCCCGGGCGGGGATGGTGCCAAGGATCTTCTCGCAGGTAAGAGGATCAAGGCTCTCGTAGGTCTTGACATCGCTGGCCAGGATCTTCCCCTGGGCAACCGCGTCTGCGATGATGCCAGCTCTGTGCTCCTGCTCAGCAGCCTTTTTCTGGGCCCTCAGATTGTCCCGCTCCTGCCGCAGGGCAGTAAGCTGGGCCAGCAGGGTGCCCTCGTTGGTATCGGCCGGAAGGCCGGCGGCGGCCACAACCGCATCGATTTTAACTCCCATATTGATTTGATAAGGTGAATTTATTGGCTCGCTCGTTGGCGTAGCTTGTGCTTTGATTTGGTGGCCGTGGGGTTCCACCGGTGGCATCTCCTCGAAATGCTCACTCCAGAATCCATCCGGGCCGTGGTAGAGAGCTACCGCTCCGGAGAAGTCATCCAGTGCCTGCGGATCTACTTTCGGAAGCCCGGATACAACCGAGGTGGAGACCACTTCATCGACGAAGCCCTTCTTAACTGAATCTTGTGGAGTGATGAAGGTGTCTGCGTCCATGAGCTTCTGGATCTCCTCGGTGGACATCCCGGTCCTGCGGACGTAGCATTCCCGCAGGACGGTCTGCCACTGCTCAAGCTGATCGGCAGCCTTTCGCAATTGGGCGGCGTCTCCCCTTGCTCCTCCGAGCGGGTTGTGAACCATCCACATTCCGGTATCATTCATCCGGATTCGGGAGCATTCCTGAAGTATTACCGTGGCCATCGAGTAGGCAATCCCGTCGACCATGCCCTCGATCTTCATCTCCGGGGCAACGGCGCGGATCGCTCCGATGATCCCAACACCGGTGGCAATGTCCCCGCCGGGAGAGTGGACCCGAAGGACGAGGGTCTTGCAGCCCTCTTTCTTTGCATATCGGATGGCTCCGACAACAACGCCCTCAGTCAGGGGGTAATAGCCCACGTAACCATAGAACCACAACTCCCACTTTTCAGGATCGTCGGTGCGATTCAGTATTTTTTCAATGGCGTATTCCATATTTCGGGCTTTGAGACAAATATGAAGGGGTTTTTGCCACCTATCAACAGGCACAAAACGTAATGGTGCCATTCTGTGACCCTTACGGTCGAAACGATTACCATAGGAGATTGACCAACTTTTAAAGGTGCCGGACAGCTTTGATTTTTGGATATGTCAAAGTCAGACCTGGAAATGGTCCCGCTATCCAAAAGCCGGGACATCGATGAGCGGGTGAACATGGCCCAGTCCCTGTTCATCAATACCGACATGACCCTCGCCCAGATCGGGAAGATCGTGGGGCTCGCCCCTAACACCCTCACCAAATACAAGAAGCTCCACAAGTGGAGCCTGCTTAAAACTGCCAAACGGGTCCAGGGACCAGCCATTGCCCAACGGCTATATGCCCAGCTCGACAAGATCCTCGATCTGGCCGATACCGGGGACGACGGCAATGGCCGGCCGCTGTCCAGTAAGGAGGCTGATGCAATTAACAAGCTCTGCCGGTCGATCAGCGAACTGGAAGGAGGCATCAGTATCAGCCACCGGATTCAGGCGTTTGAGGACTTTGCCCGCTGGATGGAAGACCACCGCCCGGAGATGCTCAAGGAATTCTTCGAGATGTATCACAATTACCTGGGGACTCTGAGCAATGGCGGATAAGATCAATCGGTGGAGGCGGGAAGACAAGGCCGCCTGGGAAGCGCTCCGGGCAAGGATCGAAGAGGCCACCAGCGGTGATCCGAAGGAGACCGAAGCTGAGAAGACCGCCCGGATCGAGCGGGCGCGGGAGGACTTCGGATTCTTCGTCTCGTATTATTTCCCACACTACGCATCATCAGAAAGCGCCTGTTTCCACGTTGACCTCGCCAACTGGGTGCTGGCGAACCCCTACGGCAAATCCATCGTGGAATGGTTCCGGGGAGCGGCAAAGAGTGTGACCACCGTTGTATTTATTCCGATGTGGCTCAAAATACAGGAGCCACGGGAGCTCAATACCATGCTGGTGATCGGTCACAACGCGACCATGGCCGCCAAGCTCCTGGGCGACCTGCAGGCAGAGCTCGAAGGCAACCAGCGATATATCCGCGACTTTGGGGAACAGTTCAAGCGGGGAAGCTGGGAGACCGGGGAGTTCACCACTGTTGACGGATGCAATTTCGTCAGTAAGGGACTCGGCACCTCTCCCCGGGGACTGAGAAGCGGCCCCAACCGGCCGGATTACATCGTGGCCGATGACCTCGATGATGATGTCATGATCCGAAACCCTGACCGGCTCAGCGACGCGGTCAAGTGGATCGACGGAGCCCTGGTGGGAACTTTTGGATCTGGAAACCGCAGGTTCATCCTTTCAAACAACCTGATTGGTCCGGATTGTATCCTGACCAGGATGAAGGATTTAAAGCCGCACTGGAACCTCTCCCGGGTTCCGGCCATCATCGACGGGAAATCTGCGTGGCCCGAGGAGTACTCCATGGAATATTGGGCCGAGCGGAAAGAGGATACAGCCTACTCGGTCTGGATGAACGAGTACATGCTCGAGCCCACCACCGTTGGCAAGATCTGGAAACAGGACCAGATCATCTGGATCCACATCCCGCCCGAAGACCTGGAGCGGGTCATTGCCTATATCGACTCCAGCTATACCAAGGGCGGAGACCACAAAGCTGTTGCCATCCTCGGCCAGTATAAAGAATTCTACTTCCATACCCTGAAGGCATTCATCGAGCGTTGCGCCCTGGCTGATCTGGTGATCTGGTGCTATGACTACGACCGGTGGTGGCGGCTCAACCACCCTAAAGCTCCGCCTATCGAGTGGTGGATCGAAGGCAATTTC